GTTTAGGAATGTTATCTACTACAAAAGAAATGACAGATACAGCAGAAGGCAAAGAAACAAGAGATATGACAAGATCACAAATTGTCAAGGCTGCATTTAGAGTTTTAACATTGAAACTAGGTAAGGCAAAAATACCTATGATTATGACCAATCATACTTATGATGTTATCGGTTCAATGTTTCCACAAAAAGAAATGGGTGGTGGTTCTGGTTTAAAATATGCCGCTAGTAATATAGTATATCTTTCGAAAAGAAAAGAAAAAGATGGTAAAGAAGTTATAGGTAATGTAATACATTGTTTAAATTATAAGAGTAGATTGACAAAAGAAAATGCTAAGATAGATGTAAGATTAACTTATGATAAAGGTTTAGAAAAACACTATGGGTTATTAGAACTTGCAATCAAAGGTGGTGTATTTAAATCAGTATCAACAAGAGTAGAATTACCAGACGGATCAAAACAATATGCTAAAACTATCAATAATGAACCTGATAAATTCTATACTAAAGAGGTTCTCAATAAGATTGACGAAGTTGCCAAAAAAGAATTCCTCTATGGCGCAGAATAAAACAGAATACGCTTTTGTACAGAGAGAGGTTGATGACTTCTCATGTATAAAGATCACAAAAGGACCATACGAAGGTGTTATATATACCTATGGTCAAGTTAAGTTTGCAGAAAATGAAGTTGCAGGACGATTACCTTTAAAATTTACTTATAATGTACAAAGAAATATAAATGATGTAGATACCGAAAGTGAAGAATTTAGACAAGCCATAGGCGATATATTAATAGAAGTAATGGAAAAACAATTAAAGGAAGGCAAACTTAACATAAATGAACAGACTCGAAACAACAATACTAACTAATTTAATTCACAACGAAAACTTTAGTAGAAAAGTTTTACCTTTCCTAAAAACAGATTACTTTTCGGCAAACGAAGAAGTAACCATATTCAAAATTATAGAAAGTTATATTATTAAATATAACAATCTACCATCTAAAGAAGCAATTAGTATTGAGTTATCTAATCTAAAAAATATTACTGAAGATGAATTTAAGATTGCAAAAAGAGTATTAGAGACTTTAACACCAGATGAAAAAACAGATATAGAATGGTTAACAGATACAACAGAGAAATGGTGTAAAGATCGTGCTGTGTATAATGCTGTACTAAAAGGTATTAAGATTATAGATGGTAAAGATAAACAACATACACCAGAAGCAATACCAGGAATATTATCAGACGCTCTTGCTGTTTCGTTTGATACACATATCGGGCATGATTATCTAAATCAAACCGATGAACGATACGATTATTATCATAAAGAAGAAGAGAGATTAAAATTTGATTTATCATATTTCAATAGAATAACAAAAGGTGGTATACCACCTAAGACTTTAAATGTGGCACTTGCAGGTACTGGTGTTGGTAAATCTTTGTTTATGTGTCATGTGGCTGCGTCTATGATTATGCAAGGCAGAAATGTATTGTATATAACTTTAGAAATGGCAGAGGAAAGAATTGCAGAAAGAATAGACGCTAACTTATTAGATGTAACCGTTGATGAACTCTATGAAATGCCTAAACAATATTATGATACAAAGATTGCTAAATTAAAGAAGAAGGCAAATGGTCAATTAATTATTAAAGAATATCCTACTGCTTCTGCTCACACAGGTCATTTCAAAGGACTTATTGATGAACTTGCATTAAAGAAAAGTTTTAAACCAGATATTGTATTCATAGATTATTTAAATATATGTTCATCTAGTAGATTTAAAGGTGGTAATATATCATCTTATTTTTATGTTAAGGCAATCGCTGAAGAATTAAGAGGTCTTGCTGTTAGACATAATTTACCTATTGTGTCTGCTACACAAACAACTAGAACTGGTTATATGTCAAGTGATGTTGGTTTAGAAGATACCTCAGAGAGTTTTGGTCTTCCTGCAACTGCTGACTTTATGTTTGCTCTTATATCAAATGAAGATTTAGAAGAATTAAATCAAATGAAGGTTAAACAATTAAAAAATAGATATAATGATCCTGCTGTAAACAGATCATTTATTATTGGTGTTGATAGAAGTAAAATGAGACTATATGATGTAGAACAATCAGCACAAAACTTAACAGATGGTAACCAAGAGAGTGAAGAACAACTTAATCAACCAGCAGGACCTAGACCCGCTGAAGGCATTTATGATAAGTTTTCTGATTTTAAAGTATGAGAAAAAAAATTAAAAAACAAATGAATAAAGGTGTGTATTACAAATCTGCTATGGTCAAAAAAGATGGCAAGATTATATGGCGAGCAGTTGAAATGCCTAGTGGATTTGTTTTAAAAGAATCCTTTTTTGAAGAAGATGTAAAACAAGTAGTTAAGTTTCAAAATAAAAACAAAACATTTGGTAAGTTTGGTTTCCCGAAATGTTTTGATAGAAGAAGTGATGAAGAAATATCAAATAGTAAGAAATGACTTTGAGATAAGAAGAAATGAACCCATTTTTGAGTTTCAACTTGATGAACCTGAAATGGATAAACTTATTATTGAAGAAATAGAAAAAGTAGGCGATCAACAAGGAAATAAAACAAACGCACAATGTCAAATGACGTATTGGCAAATGTGGGAATATCCTGGTTTTGAAAGATTTGCTAAAATGTTTTTAGACGCTTGTGACGCTGTTTCTCGTATGCAATTTAATCCACGACATAATTATAGATTTGTACTAAAAAATCTATGGGGTTTAAAGTATACCTCAGGTCAAATAACTAAAGGACATGATCACTGGCCTGCTGTATATTCATGTTCTTATTATGTCACAGCACCTGAAGGTGCCCCAGGTTTATACTTTCCTGAAGTAAAAACAAAAGAAGGATTTGGTGTAGAGAAAAAAATCAAACCAGGAATGATGTTAGTTTTTCCTAGTATGTTAAGACACGAAGTCAGATCAGAACCATTTGAAGGTTACAGATATACCGTTTCTAGTAATGCTTATGTAGATTACAAAAGTTAGATTCTTCATACATAAATATATGTATGGCAGACAAAACAACATTATTAGAATCATCACAAGCGTTATTTTCTTCACTTGCAGATAATGTAGGTGCAAGTAGTGTAGAAAAAGCATTTGACCTTAAAACATATCCCACATTTACAGATTTCAAAGACAAGTATAATAAAAAGTTAGAACTAGCATTTAAACGACTAGATACACCTGGTGTTTCTTATAATGACATAATACAATTTCTAACTTCTAATAATGATTGGTATACATCATCTAATCTAATTGCAGTAGAACTAATTAAACAAATAGAAACAATAGATAAAGATTACAAAATTAAAGGCAAAGGTTATCAAAATCTATTTTACTTTAGAGGTGATAAAGATGTTATGGGCACCATACAAAAGTTATGGGCTATGGCAAACAAAATGCCTATCACTATAAAAAATCAAACAAGATTTGGTGACATAAACAAATGGTCTCCTGCCGACATATATCTTGCAAGTAAAGTAGCAAAAGATACGTTAAGAACTACACTAGCTGACGCTAAACCTAATTCATTTGGGTTCCCACAATTAAATGTTTTAATAAGTGATTTAATTGATAGTGGTGATATGTTGCCTTTATCACTAAAGAAAACTACGAAAAAAGCTATAATACAATTAGTTAACTTTGATAGAAAAAAAGAAATTCAATCACTAAAAAATTTAGTAGTAAAAGGAACAACAGACTGGAAACCTTATAAAAAAGTTGCCTTTGGTAAGAAGACAGAAACTAGAGATATGAGAATATTACTAAAATCTGGTGATATAAAATTTAGACATGACCCTAGTGCTAAAAGATTTGTTGCAGAGTTTTTAGGTGGTGGCGCAGAGGCAAGAGGTGGTTCAATAGGTTCTATGAGAGTGTTCGCTGAATTGTTATCATTTGTAGATAGACAAACAGCAGTAAAAGTAAAAAAATTATATGATGATGGTGAGAAGATGTATTTTAAACAGATTGAACCTGTTATAAAACAAAGATCAGCATTAGAAAGAAAAAATAAAGATTTATTCAATTTTAAAAGAGGTGAAATATCTGCCTTAAATATTATTAATAAAATTATGCCCGTCCTGAAGAAGTGGTTTAGAAGAACAGATAAAAAAAGTCAACAACAAATTAACGACTTTGTTTTAATCATGTATCAATATGTGACCTCACGTACACCTCTTTCAGGCAAGTTCGTTATTGCCAAAGGCAATTAATGAAGTTTAAAAAACCCTCAACAGATTCTATCATAGATATGTCAGTAGATTTATTTCTAATTCTATGGGATGTATTATCTAGTCCTATTCTAATAGTAATGAGAATAATCAGACACCTTATGAAAAAGTTGTTTTCAGGCAGACTAAAACGAGTAATTAGGTGGTTTGTTCATAAGGTTTTAAGAATCAAGTAATCTAATCTTATAAATATTGTCGTAAGTAGTGAATTTTATTAATGGATTTGATTGGAATTTTTATTGACAATGGCCTTGAATTTTGATATAATGGACATAGTGGGAAACAAATGTATAGTTTTAAACAATATCTAAATGAAGCTAAAAATACACATTTAGAACATTTAGAAGATAACATAATTAATAACGGCTACTCAGGTGGCTTAGAAGCAATAGAGTTTCTTAAATCATTAAGAAATATGCTTTTAGGATCATCTCGTAGAAAAGTTAATCTATCAGTAAAATGGGATGGTGCACCTGCTGTATTCTGTGGTATCAATCCTGAAAACGGCAGATTTTTTGTTGGATCAAAATCT